AAAGATTAACTCCTTGGTTAGCCCACCGCGACAACATCATGTTGGCAGCCATACGAGTGGCAGTCATATGCTCCTGAAGCACCGCTGTGTTTCTGATCCCGATGAGGTTGTACGCATAAAGCGTCAACTCACCGAGGCCAGGGTTGTAGGTGTATGTGCCGCTGGTTGCCATCGTTCCCTCAGATCAATACGAAACGCTACCAAACTGCGTAATCGTTGCGGTGACAAATCCGGGGTTGGTCTGGCTGTTCAGGACAACACGGACAAAAGTAGGCGTAATGTTGAAGATGCCGCTTTTGCTAGTGGTTTGAGCAACGATGTTCGTGTCCAGCGCGCTAAGCCATGTCATGGCAGAAGGAGACACAGGGTTAGTTGGGCTATTTGGATCATCCATGGATGTTTGAACAGTGTAGTTCGCCGTGCCAGAGACAGTTACCTGAATAGCAGATTGAGCAGAAGCATAATCTGACATGCGAATCCAAGGACTTACCGCTACGCCAGAAGTTCCTACCGTCACAGCGCCTGTGAAAGCTGCTGAAACGTAGATTTTGGTGACAGTCTTATAATCAAGTAGGGTTGAGCCAGTTGTGGCATTCGGGCCGGTAATCGTCTCATTGATAGGATCGCCAGCCCAATTTGTTCCGTAAATCGTAATCGTTTTGGCAGATTCATCGCTGACTGTCGTAAACAGAACCTTGCGGGCCGTGTCTAAGGTTGCAACCGCATTGCCATAGATCGTTGTCGATGAAAGTGTTTGAGACGCGCTGACAAGATACGTGCCAATGCCGCCAGTCCCCGTAAGGTTGGCAACAAGGACCATACCGTTAACGACACCAGCACCCGACACAGGTTGTCCGACACTAATAAGGCCAGATGTAAGGGCAGTGATCGTCAGGACAGTGCCAGAAATTGACCCGGTAGCGACAGACCCTGCTGTAGCCAGAGTACCATTCAACGCAAGCTGACCGTTTGCAACGGCTGGCGTTTGTGAAGTGCAGATATTATTGGCAGCAGCAGCAACAAGCGGGCCAACTGTGACGACTATAGGGCGCATAGCAATTATCCTTTTTTGCTGGCACGGGCCGCAGCGGCATTATCAACCAAATTGGGGTAAGGCCTTCCGGCAGCCCTAGCCATGGCCTTAGCCGACTGCTTCTGCTTGCGGTCAAGATGCTTCACCTTAGCATCTTTGGGGGCATCTTTTTCCCAGAACGGCTTGTCCATGTCAGCAATCCCAAGCGCGAAGAGACTTGTTGATGCGGCTATCCGGGTCAGCAGCTTTTGCAGATCCCGTCAGCTTTCGCTTCATTCCGGTCATTCTAGCGCAGAAACTGTCCTTGCGCGAGCCGCCTTCTGGTTGGGGACGCTTAATATCATGGCCTTGGGCGCGCAAAGACGCCCGGCCTTTTTCGTTAAGGCCACCAGATTCAGATTTGCCTTCTTTGCGTGTCCAAGCAGCAGTCATGAAAACCTCCTGTAAAAACGGGGGCGCATGGCCCCCGTTAGTCTCACACCAGATCCGGGAGGTAATCTTAGTAGTTGGAAGACTTGCTACGGGGCGTACCCGCATTAGCAGAGGACATAACCTTGCCACCGCTCATACGGGGCATACGACCCATATCAGCCTTGGCCTTCATGCCTTCCATCTTGACGGCCTTGCCGCCCTTTTTCATCATGGTCTTGCCGCCGCGCTTGAAACCTTCGGACTTGTCCTTGGCTTCCTTGGCAACTTCGGACTGACCACCAGCATAGAAGTCCCCACCAAGGGACTTGTCGGCATTTGTGCCAGTTTCGAGCTTGTTCTTACCCTTCATAAAAGCCTCCTTTAGGCTTGTGTTACGCCGAACAGGCCCGTGATAGAACCGGAGCCAATGTTCTGAACAAGGGGATTCTGGTAGAAGAACAGACGCTTTGTCTTGTCCGTAGCCGACTGCACCGCATAAGTGCCGCGAACGTCGCCCGTCGTAGTGGTGGCAGGAGAAGTGGTAACCGCAGCAACATACCCAGTCGAAGCCGTGATGCCAGTAGCGTTGTAGTTCAGAGTTACATCGCCAAAGAAATCAGAGCGGATCGGGAAGCCAAAGATGTCCAGCGTACCAACGGAGTAGTTAATAGCATCCGTCGCATTCGGCACAACCGAAGCGATGTACTTGAACGCCTTCTTGCCGCTGACAGTAGTGCTCGCAGCCACAGGGCCAATCAGCTCAGACATGGGGACGCCATAAATGTCGTAACCCGATACCAAGAAACTGACGGAACCAGAAGCAGAAGCAGCACCCGTGACACTCACTGCGCGAGCGCAGAGCGCCTGCGGGTTCCACATCTGGATGGTGTCAACATCGCCCATGCCGAAGCGAAGAGCGACGTTACCGTTAGTGGAGTTGGAGGTCACGCCTGTGATGGTAGTGGAAGATACAGTCGTTGAACCAACAACAGTGTACGTTCCAGCGCCGCCAGCAGGGCCGGTCAACTGGTTCCCAATCGTCGTTCCGGTGGTGACACCCGTGCCGGAAATAGTCATCCCGACAATGATGGTTCCCGTAACGCTGGAAGCAGTCAGGACACCGGCAGCCACAACGCCCGTGAAGGACGCAAGGCCATCAAGCATCAGGAGGCCGCTGACCAGAGCCCCGGTGTTGTAGTTAATCGTGTACTGACTAACCGCAACGCCAGTGGTGGTGGAGTTGGTCGAAACCAAGGTCATCGCAGTGCCAGACACTACGTTCGCAGCAGCCGCAATCGCGGAAGTGCTGAGAGCATAGGGCTGATAGTTCAGCGTCTGGATGTTGGACGACCCAAGGAAACCAGCCGTTGCAGAACCGAAGTTCTGACCAGGCTGATAAGTGAAGGGGCTACGGGGATCAAGGACCCCCGTGCCGTTGAAGAAGAGAGACGTACCCGCCTCCGGGTTATAATCCGGGAACGGACCTTGCCCAAAAGAAACTACGGGGCCGGAGAATGCGCTAACAGACATCTACAGTCTCCGTTCTTAAGAGGTGGGAAAGGAGCCGTAGATCGAACGCCAGTTGTAGTAACCGAAGCTGTAGCGCTCGTAGCCCTTGACAAGCAGGTTGTCTGTAACAAAATCTACCTGCATGTCTGATTCAAACTTGACACGCTCCATGTAGGAGAGCCCGTCAATGTTGGTCAGCAGGAACCATGCATAGGCCGAGGTCAAGAAGTCGTTGACCATATAGCCGTCAGACAGACCGCCAGCCGTCATCATGATCGCATTGACATCATTGTCCGCAGTGCCGGGGCGCAGTTCCGTCTTCGTCAGGCGGATAGCAACCGGCTCAAGCTGCGGAGGAATGATGAGCTTGCGGCCACGGGCGAAGATCTTCAGGCCAGCCTGGTCCTTGAAGTTCGTCCTGATCGCAATCATGCTGTTAAGCAGCGTAGCTTCGTTCAGGTCAACCTGGACGGAGGGCTGGTTAGCAACAGTGCCACCATCGATGGGATGCGAAGAAGAGCAAAGAGCGACACCGTCACCACCAACCGCAGCATTGTAGGTCTGGGCAGTGTTCAAGACGTTCGCGCCGTAGATCTCTTTGGTCTGATGGAAAGATTCAATCAGGCCAAGGTTCGAAGGCATGAACTGGGTCTTGTAGAGGTTGTCGTCAATCGCCTTGCGGGTGATCGCGTAGCCAAGAGCAATTTCAGTATGCTCTTGGTTGTACACGTAACGCTCGCCAGCGCTGTTGTCGAAGGCAGTCTGACCGCCTTCAGTCTTCAACTGGGCAAGACCCAAGAAGCGCATTTCCGCAGTGCGCTCAAGCGCCATCTTGGATTCATGCTTGTTGAAAATCTTGTCGTACTGAGCAGGGATCTGCTCATACTTGCCTTCTACGCCACGGAGACCGGGGAGGAGAAGGTCTTTAATGGAACTGAGATTGACAGCCATTGGTCCTTACTCCTTAGACGCCGGTAAGCTGCTTGGTAGCAACATTGTTGAAGGCAACCACAACCCAGTCATAGGCCTGACCGTTGCTATTCGTGCCCTGGGCTCCCGGAGGGAAGTCGTAAAGGCTGATAATACGGAAAGGCAGGGTGTTGGTCGTGTTGATGGTCGAAACGTCAAGATACGCACCAGAGATGCCACTGGAAGTGTTGCCGGTGCCGATAGCAAAACCAATGTTGGCATTGATGTCGGTGGTGGCAACGCCGGTAGAGTCAGACTGGACGATGAACTTGGCGTTGGGATCGTTTACGATGTAGCCGGTAACGGTGCTGGTAGAAGCAACGTCAGAACCGGGCCAGTAGTTCGACCAAACGGTGCGCTTCTGCGCAACCGACAGGTACTGGCAACCAACGAAGATGCCCTGAACGCCGGAAGCAAGGGAGTTCGAAGAAGCCTGAACGATATAGCCGTTAGTATCACCAGCGACGGGGTCGCCGTAGAAAATGTTCGTAGCATTGTAGACGATACGGACAGCAATCTGCTCGTAAGTCGGAGCAGAGCCAGTGCCGCTGATCTGACGGAAACCGAAAGGCGCATTGGTGTTCGCCATGACGGTGCCTCCTTCTTCAAGGAAGTCCCAATCACTGCGCGCCGGGGCAGCTAGGAACAGGGGGAAATTGACTGTCCGCGCCGGGGGACAGATGAGCCCGCAAGGGGCTTCGGAGCAAAAATTACAACTATAAATCACAAATGTAAAGGGGCCGGTTTTTAGCCAGCCCCTTAAATTGCATATTTTAGCTTTCAGGAACCGCAATTGGCTCGTAGCCCTTCTTAATTTGGGGCCGGGCGCTGGGATGGTCACGGGTTAAAGTGCCATCTGGGGTCGCGTTAAGCTGTTGTTCTTTCACGCGAACTTGGTTTCGAGCCCTGGTTAACTCGGCGGCACGTGCTTCATCCGAAATTACGCCCGGACGCTGCATCAGAATCATGCCGTCACGCTCAATTGTCGGGTGATTTCCCTGCAAAGGCATCATTTCGGGATGCCGATAGGTAGGAACTGGCTCCCAACCCTGCCGGGCAAGCGACACTTGATATGACGGATCTTCCTGACCAAGGAGAAGGCGGCGTTTCCATTCATATTCCCATCCGGGAGGAGCAGGAGGCGCACGAAACTTGTCCTGGCCGTCTTCTGAATCACCCAAATGGCCGCGAATTTCCGCAGCACGGCGGGCAGCGGCTACTCTGGGGTCTTCTTCACGGATTGAAGGGCGCATAGAGGGACGAGAAACGGTGGAATCCTGCCGAATTTCATCCACTGCAAACCCGGTAGCGTCTTTAATAAACACTTCAGCAGCATTCTCGACTGGCTGGGAAGTCCGGGGCGGGCGACCGCGACGTTTTGCTGGGGCTGTATCTGACATGGTTATCTCCTTAGTTCAGGCGACCGGAGTCGCGCATTTTGTTTCTGTAGTACTCTTGGGGAGTGATCCCACTGATTCGCGCAGCCTCAACTTCATCTGCCGTCAGACGGATAACCCCTGGACGGTTTGGCGTATCAATTGGCTGACGCGAGACAGGTGCTGATGGAGGCGCAGAACGGCGCTGGGTCGTAGAAGAAGCAGATGACATCACATCATCCACTTCCGGTATCGACTTCCTGCTTCCGCTAATGCCCATCCGGTTCTCTACAAACTGGAAATAAGCATCAGACTCTGGCGCAATGCCGTAATCCACAGCATCCTCATGAGCGCGCTTCATTACCCGGATAGAGCGGGCGTCAGAAACATGATCACGGTTCCGCTGTAGCCATTCCGCAGACCTTGGGGTGACATTGTTGATAAGGTAGTCAACGTCAACCTCATTAGAAGCGGGAGCTTGCGGCTGCAATCTTGGCTGCTGCTTCATTTCCTCAAAGCCGCGCTCAAGTTGGCGCAGATTTGTGATGTTATTGGCCATGGCTTCCTGCACATTGGCGGCTACATCGTAGTCACCAATGGCCATTGCATCGCGAAGCTGAGCCTTCAGGATCTCCTGATCGCGCTTAACAGACTCAATTGCTCCACCTACAAGGTGAAGATTGCTATCGCTAGCTTCATTATGGAGCATTCTGGCTTGTTCTGAAGCTTGCCTAGCCACGGCTTCAGCTTCCATGCGCGCCTTGCGCTCTTCATCAAGCTTTTTGTTAAGCGCTTTCAAAGCCTTATCAACATCTTTCCCAGATTTGTCATTGTCCGGGGAGTCAGGTTGATCAACAATCTCAACAGCAAGATCGCCACTGTTCTTTGTCTCAAGCTTAGGCGCGTCATCCAACTTAAATTCTAATGTCTCTTCTGCTTCTGCCATGGTTTTTCTCCTTACCAGACCTGGTCAGGGTGGCTTATGCGACCCTTGATATTGACATCGTCAATCATGCGACACAGGACATTGTTGACAACAATGCTCCAACCATCAGACGGGCGGAACACGATCCAGTCATCTTCGTTGATTGTGACACCTTTGAACCATTCACCAGACTTGTCCAAGAAGGCTTGCGGACCTGTTTTGATCACCAAACCAACCTTTGACTGGTAACGGTCTTCGTCAGTCGTTTTGTCTGTTAAAATGATGCCACTTCTTGTCTTCTGAGGGCGGATGTAGACCGCCACCAGTATTTGATTATTGAACACCTCAACGTCAGAAATGTCCCCCAAATCTTTCTTCAGGCTCAGTGCCGGATCGGTTTCGTGATCCATCTGCATATACGGCATGCTTAGTCCCCCTATTCCTTGCCATTCACAATGGCTTCTGCATCTTCACAAAGCTCAAGAGCCATGCGAAGTCCTTCGACCCTACCTACTTGGTGTCGGTAGCTCGAAAAGTCAAAACCTTCGATTTGATAAGAGCTTACGAGAGATTCTTTGACCCTCTCGATGTTCTCATTGATCAGTTTCTTCAGTTCATATTGGTAGTAGGCTTGATATGTTGTTTTCATTAACTGCCCCCTAGCAGTTCCCCCTTGTGATCTGGAGGGTGGAGACACGAAGGGGGGTCGCGTCTCCACCCAATTTGCGGCCTAAGCGCGCCTTGGCCGCAAACTCAGTAGTTGCCCTTGTTTATACGGGCAGTCTTAGAGGCGATCTCAGCCTTTTCAAGGCGTCCAAAGCCGTTAGCAGCACCAGCATCCATGTCCTTGTAGGAACGATAAGTGCGGCCACCAGATTTTCTAGGCATAGGCATGCCAGGGGGGCCAGCAGGACCGGCAGGACCCGGCATGGGGATGGGCATAGGCATAGGCATAGGAGGCCCACCGGACGGCGGCGGTACAGGCACGGGCATACCGCCGGGCATCCCGTCCATGCCGGGAGGCGGTGTCGGGCCACCCATGGGATTGCCCATCATATCGCCAGGGCCAGCAGGCTTGCCAGCGCCAATAACGATATTGATGTTGGTTTTACCCTTGCTCTTGCCGGTTTTGCCGCCGCGAGCATGGGGATCGCGCCCACCGGGCACTACGCCGGGAACCTTGCCGGGATAGCCGGGGCCATCAAAAACGCCGCCGCCGGTCTTGCGAGCAGTGCGGCCACCTTTCTTGAAACCATCATCACCGTCACCATCCATGCCGCCGCCCATGTCTTTGCCGGTACGGGCAGATGGCTTCACCATCTTCTTGATGAGCGCCTTGTCTTCCTTAACGTCATCATGCTTTTTGGTGGTGCCGCCCTTCTTAAAACCACTGGCTGACTTAAACCTGTTTATGCCCGGCCTAGCTTGGGAAGCCAAGGGCGAAACAGGAACGCCGGAAGTAGCCTTGGCGCGATCCATCATAGCCTGAGCATTACCGATGCTTGCAGGCAAGGGGCCGCCGCCCATCTTTTTGGTGCGACCGCCAGACTTCAAGCCGCCGATGTGCTTGATGCCTTC